GGGTGTCGCGCAGGATGCGGTCTTGGCCACGAGGGCTTGTTGCTGGCGCAGCGGTGCGGAGCTTGTAGCCCATCAGGCGGTTGGTCTCGGCATCGCTCTGGTCGTTGCTCATTGACTTGCTGCTCAGGCGCTTGGACTCAGCAGCAGACTCATCAGGAGCGGATGCGCGTGTGCTCGAGCCGGACACCGAAGATGTTGCGCGGCGACGAGCTGGCGCTGTGGACCGGACGGGAGCGCTCGTGGTCACGGCGGTACTCACCGATGACTCGGGGATCGGGGTGACGACTACGCCCATGTCAGAGTCCTCGGCAGACGCCGCAGGGGGTTGCAAGCGAGTCGAGGAGCGGATTGCCTCAGCCTCGCTGGCCGCTTCGCTGTCCATCCTGCCCCGACCAGCGCCGAAGCGGTTGTACGCCTCGCTACCAGGCTGGTCGATGTTGCCCATGCGCATGCGCTCGAAGAAGCCGACCTTCTCGTCCTTGGATGCTTCCAGGCCGCGAGCCTTGTAGGACTCTTCGGTGTCGCCATCAGCCAGGCGCAGAGGCTTGGCCATGCTCTTGCTCTGCGGGGCGGGGGCGCTGTGAAAGAGTGGGCCACAGTCCTTGCGGCTGGGCGTGGTGGTGGGACCGGAAGCTCCGGTCTTCTTCATGTTCTGGCGGTTCCAGTCAGGTACGAATCCCATGTGTCGCCTCACTTCTTTGACTTGCCAGTCGCCTTGTCGGCGTACTGCTTGGGGGACATCTTGCCGCTGGCCAGGGCTTTACCCTTGGCCATCAGGGCACCCTTGGACTTGGAGTCGCCTTCGGCTTTTTCCTTGGCGGCGTATTGGGCGGGCGTGACCTTGCCGGATTTCACGGCCTTTGCTTCGGCCATTTCTTCCTTCTTGGTCTGCTTGCCTGCGAATGGTTTGAATGCCATGTTGGCTCCTTATTGCATGAGGTTGGCTTCGCCGCCTGCGGGATTGCCAGCAGCGTCTAGTGTCATTGGTGCTTTGGCCTGCTGTTGCTGGCCACCCATCGTCTGGGCCTGCTGCATCATTTGTTCGGCCATCTGCTTTTGCTGGCGGAACTCGATCTGCTCGGTGGTAGGCACCAGCTTGTCGGTGTCCATCTGGAGGCTCTTGGCCACTTCGCGCAGCAGGTAAGAGCGACCCATCGGGCCGATGATCTGGAGGTCGACAGGGTTGGCCGTCGCCTGCAAGAACTCGTTGCGACGAACCTGGAGCTGCTCCTTGGCAACCAGACCCATTGCGCCACGGGCGATGACCTTGAAGTCGCCTTTGCACGCAGCGTCAGCGTCGTAGATCATGTTGTGGATGTACAGGCGCTCGACCAGTGCAGCGACCACGGTGTCGATCGAACCGATCGCCGCCTTGATGCCCTTGGCTGCGTTGTCCATCAGCATGCTCAGGCCAGACGCCGTGCGACCCACGCCACCGCCACCCGTGTTGCCGTAGACGTAGTTCGGGATGCCCGTGACTTCGTCGGCCTGGCGGCTGAAGTATTGGTAGACGCTCATCAGCGCCTCGGCGTTCATGTTCGGCTGGAAGAACCGGACGGCAGGCTGGCCACCGCCAGTGCGGTCAGACGTGGTCTGCCAAATCTTCCAAGGGAACATCGAGGTGACGTCCTCGCCGTCAGGCAAGCGGTCGACGTGGACCTCGGCCTGCGGACCCGAGGCGATGCCCATGTTGTTGGCCAACGAGCGAGCAGCGGCGTTGCACAGCACCTGGGTGTCGCGCATCTGCTCGGGCAGGGCGGAACCCCAGAAGCTGCCAGGGATCGGAACCCACTGAGCGATCTCGTAGGGGCGACGGCCGAGTGGGTCGGGGTTCAGGATCGCCTTGATGACGAACGGCCCGATCACCCAGATGTTGGCCTCGTACTCTTTGTACGGGTCGAGCTTCTTGCCCTTGTAGCCCCACTGGTTGAGCATGCGGCCGGAGACCGAACCCCAATACTCGACGGCCTCGATCACGTCCTTGGTGTACAGGCGTGAGTGAGGCTTGCCTTCCAGGCGATCGCGCTCTTGGTCGCCCATGAGCCACTGGCGGAAACCCGTGTCGCCGAAGCGCTCGAGTACCTGCTCGATGTCGTCGTTGCTGTAGCCGGGTGTGCCCTTCATGGAGTCGAGGGCTGCGCGGCTCAAGCGGTGGCGCTCGATGAAGTAGCCGTCATGGATCGTGCTCGAGCTGGGCGAGGGGAAGGCGTCGTGCGGAGAGACGCGCTCAACCTTGCGCACGAAGTCGGTCATGATGATCGGCTTGTACCCAGGCCCCCACTTCATCACCTTCTTGCGGCGCACCACCGGACCCTTGAGGATGGCGGTGGGGTAGGTGACGAAGTCGTCGATGAACTCGCGGAACGCGGGATCGAAGCCGCCCTGGTTGAGCTGGTCCTCGATCTTGTTCTCCATGCGGAAAGCCTTCTGCTTGGCCTCTTCACGCAGCTTGTCCATGATCTCGTCTTGGACCTGCTCCATGCGGACGCGGAAAGCTTCGGGGTGAACCTGGCCACCAGCGGCCACGAACTCCTGCATCTCGAGGCGAACCAGGTCGACGATGCCAGCCGAAATCTCGGGAGGCAGCTCGGGCTCACGGGCAGGGTCCAGGTTGAAGGCTCGGCGTCCGCCGCTGACCATCACGTCGATGATCCAGTTCGCCGCTGCCCGGGACTTCACGTCCGTGATGCGCATGTAGATGTCAGAGCCGCCGGTCTTGGCGATGTCCATCGCCTTGTCCGGGTCGTAGACGCCGCGCCGCTGACGTTCGCACTGAAGCAAACGCTCAGTGATCTCGGTCTTGGCAAACTTGGCCCGACTCCATGCGTCATTGACGTGAGCGGCAAGCTCTGTGCCGATCGTGTCGATGAGCTGATTCTTCTCGTCAACGAGGACTTCAACCTCGACGGGTGGCTGCACGGCAGCCATTGCGAGTCCCATTTTCATGTCCACCCCTTACTGGATGCGCTGACCACCTGGCGAGCCCGAACGGGTCTCAGGCCATCACGCACCCGCATGCACAAATATTGGAGAGCGTCGTGAGGATGAGAGAACTGATCCTTCACGGGGCGGTCCCTGTATCGTGCCGAGCCTGAAATCTTCATGCGCTCGTAGCGGTAGCGACCATTGAAACCTTTTCGCAGAGTCGTGCATCGAGGGTCCAGCAAGAAGGCCGGACCGCCGTCGATCATCCGCGTGAGGAAGTACGCCACTGATTCTCGCCGGGGTATCCAGTCGTTGGTGCCCGCGGGCTCAGTGGGAATGCCGATCTCGGCCAGCTCCATGAAGCAGGTCCGAGTGTCAGTCTGTGCGCGGATCGCGCCAGCAGGGTCGCCGTCGCTGAACCGCATGAAGCCGCTGTAGCGGTTGACCAGGATCGGGCGCACCACGTCAGAGGCGAACTCCCGAATACCCATGTCCTCGCTGATGATCTCCTCGAGGATGTGCAGTCGGCCGTTGGGCATTTGCTGGCCGATGATGCACGCCGGGGTGAGACCGAAGTCCCAGCCGAGGATGATGGGCAGGCCACGCACGGGCTCGAGGTTCTTCTCGCTGACGTGGACCCGGTCGTTCCACTCTGCGAAGACGGGCTTGCCGTCAGAAGTGGTGCCGTAGTTGCCCAGCAGGAAGACGTTGATCCAGGTGTCCTGTTTGCCGCCGAGCTGCTGAAGGTAGTAGCCGTGCCCGTTGGGCAGGTTGTCGATGTTCTCGGCTTCGGGGTTGGGTTTGTAGGCTTCGGCGTCGTGGTCGTAGTACAGACCACCGGGTTGGCGGAAGAACTTCCAGCCCTTGGGTGTTTCCTGTTCGGCGATCTGATACCACCAGTGATCGTCGTCTGGCGGGTTGGTGTCCATGATGACGCCGCACCAGGTAGGCCCGCCCTTGAGCTTCGAGGGGAAGCGGCCGACACGCTGGGTACACATGTCGAAGACGGCTTTGGGAATTTCTGAGGCTTCGTTGATCCAGGCCCCGGTCAGTTCGAGGGAGCGCAGCTTGCCGGTGTCGAGCTCAGAGTCGAGCGCCAGGAAGATGACCTCGAGCTCCATCGCGGTGCCATCGCCGATGTCGTCGATGCGCATGAAGCTGGTGATGGGGGTGTCCCAGCGGATGGGAGCTACGTTCTGCGGGAACCAGGTCTGCCACGTCTTGATGGTCGTGGACTTCAGTTCGGGGTAGGTGTTCCGAATGACTGCCCATCGGGACCTACGGACACCGTCGTAGTAGGGTGCTTGAGCGATAGCACGCATGACGATTTCAGAGCAGCAGGCAGAGGACTTGCCGCTACCAACAGGCCCCATGAGACCTCGTACGAAACCGGAGTCGTGATGAAATTCGGAAGCGACAGGGCCAGGCGGATAGTAGTTGACCGCCCCTTCGTCGACATATTCGGCGACCTCGGTCATTCAGCCTTCGGCTTCGGGGCCGTGTTCAGGTTGAACGTGATGCCTTGAGCGCTGGTCTCGATCTTCACGTCCGACAGGTTTGGCAGGCTCTTGTCCATGAGGACTTTGATGGCCTGGACCTGCTGGGTCGAGAGATCGACTTTGCCCATAGCGC